TTCTTGAATTCTACTTTTAACGTTATCGTCAGTTTCATCACTAATAATTTTATTTAATGATTCAATTGATTTTACTTTTAAAGTGTCAAATTTTTCTTTTAGTACTTTTTTATCCTCAGTTAGAATTACCATCAATTCTCTCTTGTCACTTTCATTTAATGATTCAATATAGTTTTTAGCTGTTTTATTAACTATTTTAACCATAGATTCGAAAGGTACGTTACCGGAATAATTAGATTCCAATACTATTTCTTTTTGTAGATTTTCAGAAATATTTTTTCTACTTTCTATTTTACCTGTAATATTAAGTACGTCGTTAGTAAATAAATTATCCACATCTTCATATATATTTTCTGATTTAGTATTTGATACCCATTTATTTAAACCCACTAAACTTTTATCATTAATTTTATTTACTGTGTTCTCATATATGGTAATACATTCGTTAATATATGAATTCGCCATATCTTTAGACAAACCCTTTTTAGACTTTAATCCGTCATAAAGATAAAATAATTTACTTACATTTTTATTTTCTAAAACATGTTGTTTAAAGTTTTTAAATTCTTTTTTAAACGTTTTAGACTTATATGACTCCATTAAAGTGTCTTCTATTTTAGATTTTAATATACCAAATTTCATAATTTATTGTTTTTTGTTTTATATAAATATTACGATTTCATTAGTTTTCCCAATTCTTTTTCAATTTCCCCTAAAGAATCGTTACCTTTAGATAAATCTATAAATGAACTTGAGCTAGTTATGTCGTCATTTTCTAATAAAATTTTTAAATTATCTCTATTAGTTGATTCCATTGGTATTTCACCGCCACCTAAGTCACCACCTAAGTCACCACCACCTAAGTCATCTCCCACCGTGCCACCATCTGGTGATGAAGGAGGTTCGACCTCAGCATTAGTAGTGTCTCCGGTTTTAGTACCGTACAATTTATCGATATTATCAAATACCCCACTATGTGTAATAACAGTTGGTGTATTCATTAATTCAGCCCCCACAGCTTTTTCAACACGTTGTTGTTGTAAATCTAATTTAATTTCTTCGTCTGAGAAACCTAAAATATTTTTCTTAGCCCAAGAAACTGAAACAGGAGCTATCCCTTCAACCGGCATGACCGCATCTTTATATAATAATACCTTTTCTTTCCAAACATCGATTTTAAGTAAATCGGCTTGTGTTGATGGATTTGTTAACCCCAATGTGAAGTTAGATAATTCATCTTCAAAACCTAATAAGAATAAATGTACAATTGCAATTTTGTTTAACTCAGCAATCATAGAGTTCTGTATTCTATTAATGGTTCTCGCAAATCTAATATCTTGTAATGAAAGATTTTTACCTTCACCAACTACCTCCTCAAAACCTAAAAAGGCTTTAGGGACTCTCAATGCGGTTAATAACTTTTTTTGTATGTATTCTATATCCGCAATTTCAGCCAAATTAGTCGCTCCGGGTAGTGTGTCAATTGGGTTAGGAGCACTAGGGTCTCTAACAGGTATAAAGTAATCTTGGTCAACCGCCATTTGATTATACCTTAAATCAACATTACCATTTTTAGGGTCAGTAACTTGGTCTCTCTTAAATTTGTTGGCTACACGTTGTACATATGGTTCAACATCCTTATCATCCATATTACCGACAAAAACTTTAAAAACTCTTCGTTCAGGTGCTCTTGAAGTTCTATAAATTAACATGGCATCTTCAGAAAGTAAAAGTTGTTTCCAAATACGTCTAGCCTTTTCTAACATAGAAGTACCGTAAGGTAATTTTCTGTCATCACCCAATAATCTAAAATGAGCGACCTCCCAAGACTTAAATTCCATGTCTTTGGATTTCCATTTAAATCTTAAATTTTTATTTTCACTCTTTTCATCCGCCTTTACGTTAGAGTTTGCACTAGTCATAGTTCCCTCTAAACGTTCAATCTCAATATTAGGTAACTGATTACATCCAACAACACCTTTATCGGAATCTAACTTAAGATATACAAAATTATCACCGTACTTACAAGTATTTCTTGTCCACATAGGTAAATTAGTTGGAATATCTAATACATTGTTAAACAAATCGGATAAGATACTTTTAATTCTTTTAGATTCAGAATAAATTTGTAAGACATAACCATTTTGGTCCGCAGTAGTTGATTCTTCACCGTATATATCTAAAGCCGCCGATATTTCAGGTGTATACTCCATAGACTCATAATCATAAAACGAAGCTAATCTAGTCGGTTCATAATAAACTGCTTGAGTATATAAATTATTTTCAATCTTAGTCCATTGATTAGATAAATAAAATGATTGTTGTGCTTCTAACTTTTCTCTTTCATATTCAGACTTAGATGTTGTTTTTAATAACTCTTTCTTATCTACCTTGTATGTCGGATAATCTTGATTTAATTGGGCATCCGGACCAAACGTCCTGTTTAACCGTTGCCACACTGTCATATTATCTTTGTTTATTTTATTTTCCATACATCTAATTTAACTTTTTTTAAAAAGAATTAAATACTTACTTCGTACCCTTATTATTTTTATTTGAGCCTTTAAGTGTATTACTACTAAACTCATTATTATTTTTGTCTACTTTAACAGTACTTATCCCCTGACCCGGAACTACTAACTTACTACCATTAAAGATTTTGTCCGTTTTTTTTCTTCCAATTCTACCCATAGTTCTTTTATTATATAAATATTACTTAGTACCAAATAACCAACCATATTTAATATAATCATCTTTACTAACACTTTGTCTGTGTTGATTCATATCCATATTTTGATGCATATTAGGTACTACCGGATTAAACTCTAATTTTTTATTTGATGTGTCATTGTTACTTACAGACCAAGAATCAATCATTGCTTTAGTTTGTTCAGTAACTTTAGTTAACTTCCCAAATGAGGATTCACCAACGTAAGTACACATTGCAATAGACATAATTAAATCATCATGATGACCTTTTTGGTGGTCAGGTCTTCCGTTTATATAAATAAACGTATTCATTTCGTCATATAATCTAGAACTATATATCTTAAATTCATGTCTCATTGATTCTTCAAACGACGATATTATTTGTACACGTTTATTGTTGAAATTTAGACCTGGTATTTTTTCGGCTGACTTTGGTACGTATTTCCATTTATTAGATGTATCAACACCATCAATGTATAAATCCTTATATCCCATTTCTTGTAACTTTCTTGCGGTTGCAACACCCATACCACCTGTAATATCTATAACGACAAAGGCAGAATACATATTAGCCCATTTGAATGCTATTTCAGCTATCACATCGGGTGGAACTTTACCAACATACTCTAAAACCTGTTCTCTATTATCGAAATCAATTATTTCAATTGAACTAAAATCTTCACTATCACCACGACTAACGTCAATACCCATAATATATTTGTGACCAACTACGGGCTCTTTCCAAATCCATAACATATTACCCATCATTTTATTCTGAGGTTCTCTTACGTGATTTTCCTTAATATCTTGTAATAAATTAGAATCAAATACATTATCACCTGAACCTAAAAAACTACATTCAATCTCCTGAGATACTTTACGTTTATCATACTTTAGTTTTTTAACCATACTTTCAAACCATGATGAACTTGGCTTATAACCTTCTGAAATAAGTTTGTCTAAATCAGAATAATTACGTTCTGATGGTTTTATGTCTGACCAATCAATAACATCACCATCATTTATATATTGTTCTTTATTTAAAAGATAGTGTATTATATTATTTGTTTTAACCATATATAAATCCTTAGTATATCTTGGGTCTCTATACCAAAACATTTCAGAAATTTTAAATTCGTTCATACTACGATTAGCTTGGTCATAAATTTCGTAGTAAATTGGGTCAAACCCATTTGGTGTTGATACGACAATAACTTTACCCCCTGTGGATAATGAGGCCATACAAGCGGCCCAAAAATCACTGTCGGCGTCAATAAAAGCCGCCTCATCAAATATCAAGATAGTAGGTGTAAACCCTCTCAGAGCATCCTTAGATGTTGCTACGGCTTTAACCTCACAACCATTAGTTAATTTAAAATGTTTTTGTGAATTTTTATCTTGTGAAAAATCAACCCCTAACCAAGAAGGCCATTGACCTATAAAAGACCTAATTTTATTAGCCATCTCTTGAGATGTATCTAATTTGTTCGCAATTATAAGTACTTTTTCAGGTTCTGTTTTTTTAGCGAATACCAATCTTTTTGATGCCCAAGCTGCGGTAACAGTAGTTACACCGGCCTGTCTATACTTTAACGCAATATTTTCGTTAAATTCTTCGTAATCACTAATTAAAGATTGTTGGTCCGGAAATAATTCTAAGGGTACATATTTCTTTACTGTGTTGTCGTATGTTTCTAAATATGTTTTTAACGCGTATGCGATATCTTTTTGACACTTCACATATTCGATTAATATTTGTTCCTTTGTTAAGTTTGCCATTAATCATAAATATTTATTTGTTATCTTTAAACACCCATAGGGTCGTTGTCATCATCTGGCATATCAATACCTAAACTCCCCAATAAACCACTTATATCAGGACCATCATCCTCATCTTCGTCGTCGTCATATTTACCCATGGCCTCATCGTAGTCTTGTTGTTTTAACTCCTGAACTATTTCATCAACCATTCTTTGTATAAAATCTTTACCCCTTTTATCACCACTTAATATAAGTTTAGATATTTCTAAAAATTCCTTAGCATTTAATTTAGAAAACCTAAAAAACAAATAATGTTGTAAATGTTTTTTACCTTCATCATATAATTGGTCAGGGTAAGTCTCGGTAAATTTTTCCCAAAATACAGGTCCTAATCTAGAATCCCATATTTCTGAAGGTAATGTATCTTCAGAACCTAGAACCATCTCGGCTTGTCTAGGGTCATCAGGTAGTCCATGTGTTCCAAAAACTTCATAAACACCTTTAACTAATTCATGGACCAATAAAGGGAATGTTAACGCTCTAGCTTTAACTGTTGGTGGGTCTGTTTCTTCATCAACTTCAGATTGACCAGCTTGTCCACTACCACTTCCGGCCATACCTTCCATATCCGGGTATAACCAATATAAATGTTCCATCAATGCTTGGTTAACCCCGTATAAGTTTAATAATTCGGAATCAACATTATTTAACTCCTCACCCACTAAAACATACATATGACCACCTTTAAATGCTGCCCCTTGTATCATTGAGTTTATTAACCTTCTTTTAGCCTTTTCTAAATTAAATTTTTCAAATACATCAACAAAATCCTCAAGTTCTTCAGAGTGTTCCTCCGCCTCATCATTAGCTTCTTTAAAGGCTTGTTCTATTTCATCCTCATCAAATTCATCACTCTTAGTCTTCATACCCTGAGCCGCCGCCATAGGTTGAGTAACTAATTTAGCATCAAATTGTAATGAACCATCGGGTATACCCATTTCTTTCACAATTAAATCAACGGCTAAATTTTCTAAATATTCTTTATTCTGAGATTGAATTGTCATTATTTTTCTCATACCGTTCATAACAGAACCCATAAGATTCATAATTGGGTTATTACCCTGTATCATTTGAGTATCACCTAAATAACGTCTCACTTTATCAACGGAATCTTTGAACCTCTTAGATGAAACTAATTCAATAAAATCTCTATCACCTTCCGGTAATGATGGGTGTTCAGCGTAAGGAGTTTTTTTGTCAGTAATTTTTTTCTCAATACCCGGTTCCATTCTCTCAGGTCCACTATAATCTATAGGTGCTTCACTTATCAACCTATTAAGTAATTGTTTCTCTTTTTTAGTTAACCCTTCTTTAACCAATTTATTTTTTAATTGATTTTTCACTTTTATTCTTTTTTCCATTTTAATATTTAAACTCATGTTAATATTATTTTAATTTCATACCTAATTCATCGAAAGTTAACCACTCAGGCATTTTTTCGTTCTTAGCTTTAGGTGCTGGTTTAGGACCGGGTTTAGGTCTATATGGTGTTGACGGTCTTTTAGGTTTTGTACCGGGTTTAACTGTAGGTCTTGACGGCGCAATCTCAGGACTTTCACTCACCAAATTTATAAAATCTTTTTTACTTATATGAACAGGAAGGTGTTTTTCAACAATCTGTATTAATTTTTTTTCAATTATAGATTCAAATTTTAAATTTTCCTTTGTTTCTTTTTTCTTCTTCTTCGTTTTAGGTAAACCTTTTAGTTTGGTATTAACAAAATCCATAACATCTTTCTTAGACATTT